ATCTGTGGGTCACGCCCTCATTGAACGCGCTGACCTCATCATTGGTGGGAAAGTTGTAGAACGCCTCACAAGTGATTACCTTCAGATATATTCAGAACACTTTGTGACACAAACAAAACAATTTGCCCTCGAACAACTTATTGGAAAGTATCCAGAGAGAGCTATTTCATCTCGAGTTTCAGATAAGGAAATTCTTTCATCACTTGTGAATGAATCCACCGAGGATCAAGACTTTTTTATAGACTTGCCGTTTTACTTTTACAATAATCCCGAGTTGGCTATACCTCTTTGCGCAATCAAAAAGCAAGAAGTTGAAGTTGAAATCAAACTACGACAGTATACCGATCTTATTGTAAAATTGGATGGAACATATGAAGCACCCGCAACTATTAAAAAGATATCAAGTTTTCAGTTGTGTACAGAAGTTATATTCCTTGATCCCTGTGAGAGACTTAAAATTGAAAATGAGAAGAGAGACTACGTTATCACACAGGTACAACAAAATGTATTTGATGTGGGTAAAGGTGTTCAGGAGGGTGAATTCAAATTAGATTTTTACAATCCAGTGAAGGAGTTATACTTTGTTATTCAAAGACAAGGTAATCTGGGTACAGGTGAAGGTCAATTCATAACACCCTTTGACTATGATAACACTTCAAACATAGCGGGTGGAAAGTATACACTCTTTGAAAATTTGAGTTACCTTACACTTGACCTCGATGGTCAACCAATAATTACACAAGACACGGGGAATGTTATATTTCTAAAGGCTGTCCAGGCAGCCATTCACCATTCAAAGACACAACTTCTTAGACGATTCTATTCATATAGTTTTGCGCTTGAACCAGAGAAGTGGTATCCCACAGGGCAGGTCAATTTTAATTTGGTAAAAGAACAAGTTCTTAACCTAAGTCTCACTCCATGTCCAGATTACGCAAGACAAATCAGAGTGTACGCAATAAGCTACAATACTCTGCGTGTACGTGAGGGAACTGCTCAAACTCTTTTTACTTTGAAATATTAAAAGATGATGAAAACTGGTTTTGGTGAATCTTCGGGAGTGTACGAAGAAGCTCAACAAGGTGCTCTTATTGGTATTCTCCTTCCAGTGTTGGAAAGAAGTATGATACTCGCAGCTGAATATTCCAAGGCTTGTGGTCGTGATACGGTACTTCCAGAAGACATGGAATATGCAATTAAGTATTGTGTCATGTATACAGTTGGTCAGAATATTGGATCCCTCTTCCCAGAAGTATATGATGAGGAATCATCAGACGAAGAAGACTTGGAAGAAGTTGAACCCGATGAATGCCCACCATTTGAGAGATACTCGGGTGAAGATGCTACCTTTAGGCAAATGAATGAAGCCTATGATCGTTGGGACACTTGGATTCCTCAAAGTCCTGTAGAAGAGATGTTAAAAAATGCTATTAATAGTAATGAGTACATCGGATCCGGAGGGATGGACAATTTCTGAATACAAGTCATTCAAAGTTATAGCTGACGAAGACAGTAGCACCGATGGAGATTCAGATGACGAGGAAGAGCAGATATTTGCCAAATCACAAATAGTCAGGAGACCAAAGTATAAAAAAATTGTAACAAAGGAAGAACTACTCCCCGAATAAAAATTTTCCTCATGTATAGTATAAAACTCTCATCATGGCTGACATGACCGCCCAAGCTCTCAAGACTGTTAACCTCGTGACCCAAGAATTGGAAACCCAATCCCTCAACGCGATCGTTGCGGGCTTCTCCTTCGCCGCCGCGATGAGCTGGATGGACTTGGTCCGCTGGATCATCCAACAAGTGATTAAGGTGCCAAAGAACGGTGGTACCCAGTACACGCTCACCGCGATCCTCACCACCTTGTTGTCCATTGCGGTCTACATGGTTGTCTCGGGTATCTCCACTCGTGTCTCCAAGCCAGCGCAACCAGTCTTCGCGATTACTCGCTAAGTTTTGGTTTTCGCCGAACAAAGAACATTAATAATAGTCCAATACACACAATCACACCAATTGAAATGTATTCCATTTTCCAATTGTACATATCTTCCACAACATTCTGGATATTTACAACTGGCTTTTCTTCATCTTCAACAACCTCAAGGGGTACTTTTGGAAGTCCCTCAAGTTTATCCGTAGAACATGTGATTTCAAATTTCAAAATATGATCTCGACTTCTAAAATCATATGGAATGAGACGCCCGTGACTCATGTAAAAGAATTCAACTCTTAAATCTTTGATAAACTTTTGTGGACCCGAGTGGAAGGTATGGATGAATGGATCATCCGCACCATGATAGTTTATCATATCCGAACCATCTAACAGTATATGTCCACTAAAGAATGGTGTTTTACTGTATATAGATTTAGTGAATTCATCAGATCCCGATGATAGACGTACAACAAGTGAATTTGGTCCATTAAAGTCAATTGGTCCAGATGTTATTTGATACTGTGCATTTGATGTATGATTTAACGCACTAAGTCCCATAACTTGATGGGGTGTCGTTTGATTTATAGTTTCAGTGTAACCATTGGTCCCATTGTAGAATTCTAACGTAAAACTATCCGAAACATTTACATTTGAAAATTGAAGGTATTCACCATTTTCAAAATACTGTACACTGTCTATATTAGATGTAGGTGGTGCTAATGTATTCTGTAAGACTTCCGCAAAAACTGTAGCGTTTGAATAATTATTAGCTTGGAGTGTAACATTAACTCCATCAACACTAAATGTGTTATTCGTTGAACATATAGTCAATTGTGGTGTTGGAATACGCGCGGATACAAGAGCAATCTTTGTTACATCATATATCGGATTCTCGAGTGTAATGACATAGTTATTTGAGTGTGGATAGACATTCGCATCTCTCTCGCTACTATCTATGTCAAGGGTATGAACCTTCATTAAAATATAGGTACAATATTTTAATGATTGTTTTTGTCTAAAAAAATGATATTTGTCTAACAAATGCTGTGTGCCAATGGGTTGTTCTGGAGTTGTCTCTTCGCAATATCCAAGCTTCGGGAGTTTGGATTTTCATTACCCTTGTATGCGTTGAATTGATGGAAAGGCTTTTGTTGATAGTTCTGAGTCCAACCACCATTCGCAGCATTCATACGACCATCGATACGTGAAGTATCGGAACGAACCGCTGTGAGACGACCACCTTGCTTGAGCGCAGACTCTCTGACATTCATGCGTCCTGGGTTACCCATACGATTCGCCTTACCACGTCGATCTTCTGGGCGGAAACCGTACTTCATAAGCTCATCGTTGTTCTTATCCACAATCTGTGAAGCCGCACTGTTTGTGTAACCACCATAGAAGTTGGAAATACCTGGGGCTGGGCGATTGTTATAGATGTACTGCTCATCGTTGCGATCACCCTTAAATCGAGTTGGATCTTGGCTCATCGTTTGAGCTGAAACAAAACGCTTCGCACCATTGAAACCAAGACCGTCGGCGCGTTGTCCAGTTTCCGCACGGTTCGTGGAGCGCATAGTCTTTTGGTGACTTTGTCTTGGTACAGCACCAGACATACCTTGAGCGCGTCCTGCCATAGGTGGGAGACGAGAGGGTAAGTGGGCTGTGGTTTCCGGTTTGTTGTGGGTCATCTCACCAAATCCAGTTCTTCGACCACCTGTAATATCGGCAGCTGGACCTGAACGTCCTGGAAGAGTTGTGAGGCGGTACTCACCAACATTGATTGGGTTGATGCGGAACATTTGTTGATAACCACCTGTGGCTGGGGTATCAGCACTTACACCCAAACCTGGACCAACCAACTGCTTCTCAATGGGTGAAAGGTTATTCATACGACCTGTGTCATACATTCGGTTTCTCATGTTAAGGATTTCCTGACCACCACTTCTTTGCTGACGACCAATATCAGCGAAACTGGTCATTTCCACCTTATGGGGAACTTCCACTCTTTCCTCAAATTCACGTTCTTGAAACTGTGGAACAATATCTTCTGGAGGTGGAGTTTGAACCTGTACTTGAACTCGTGGTTCGGGTACAGTTGGTTTATTACTCAAAGTTCTACCAGCGTAGACCAATCCAGCAATAGCTGCGAGGGAAATGGGATCAGCCATTCTTATTTTTTAGTAACATTTTTATTAGCGTATCTTTGCTGGAAAAGTCCGTTCTGGAGTTCAGCACGAGTACTCGATGGTTCGTATCTCATAGTACGGAGAGGTACTTTACACTCCATATTGGAGAGTGGAAAGAGGTTGCGTTCATACGTTGGAACGACAACCTTGTTAAATCTTGAAGTTGTTTGGGGTCGAAGTTGATCACTCACATCAATGTACTGCGCTGGAGAACCCTTACCCGCCATATATGGCGCCGTACCATACAACATAGTGTTTGGTCGGCAACCACCACAGTTGAGAGAACTGGGCTGAGGGTATACAAATATTTCTTCGGTCGCTTTCACTGATGGGAGTGCACCTGTGTTCTGAACAATCGCGAGACCAGGTTGGAGTTGATACGCCATTTATTATTACATAAGAATATTTATTATCTAAGCTGGACCATTACCACCTCCGAACATTCCACCACGAATATCACCCGCAGAATCAATACCAGCAAAAGCTTCAAGTTGAACACCTCGAGCGTCTGGGTTACACATTTCTGGATGACTCTTACACATTCGCCCATTCTTTGATCCATAAAGCCATTCAGCGAATGCGGTTTGATCACCTGGAATCTTAGAAACGGGTGAAGTTATGAACTGACGAGCCGCAGCGTTACGCTGATATTGTGGAAGCGAGGTTCGGGATCGACCACCATCATATGAAATGCGGTCATCTAAAAGTCGACTCACTTGGGGTTTCACAGTTGGGTAGTAACACGCCTGGAGACGATTTGGTGCGTCAGTATAGTCGGTAATAAGAACGTTACCCATTGGATTATCTAACGATGGCAACTGACAACCATTACCACCATCAATTGGAACA